CTGCACGCCCGCTCCCGCCAAGGCCGAGCCTGCCGTGCGGATCGAGGCGGTTCCGTTCCGCGGCAAGCTCCGCGCGTACAAGAACGAGCGCGACGCCCACACCGTCGGCCAGTGGCTCAAGGCGAGCTACGCCGGCGATGCCGAGGCACGCCAGTGGTGCCACGACAACGGCATCGAGGTGCGCACGATGTCCGAGGCCAGCAACTCCGCCGGCGGCGCCCTCGTCCCGGACGTGATGGTGGCCCAGCTCATCCGCCTGGTCGACACCTACTCGGTGTGGGCCAGCTCGATGCAGCAGGTGCCGATGGCGAGCGACACCGTGATCTTCCCGAAGCGGGTCTCCGGCGTCACCGCCAACTGGACCGGCGAGAACGCGGAGATCTCGACGAGCGATCCGGCCGTCAACCAGGTGCAGCTCGTGGCCTCCAAGCTCACGGTCGGCACGAAGGTCTCCAACGAGGTGCTGGCCGACTCGGCCATCGCGCTCGGCGACTTCGTCACCGAGGAGTTCGCCACGGCCATCGCGGCGAAGCTCGAGGCGGCGGCTGTGGCCGGCGACGGCACCAGCACCTACGGCGGTGTCTACGGCCTCAAGAACAAGATCGGCTCGGCCTCCGTCCACACGACCGGCTCGGGCCGCGACACGTGGGAGGAGCTCACCGCGGCCGACTTCCTCGGCGCCCTCGGCAAGCTCCCGCGGTACGCCCTCAACGGTGCCCGCTGGTACATCTCGTCCGTCGGCTTCGCTCTGGCGATGCAGCGGCTCGACATGGCCGCCGGTGGCCGCGTCTCGGTCGAGGGCGGCACGGGCCTGTCCTTCGCTGGGTTCCCGGTGGAGATCACCGACCAGACCCACGCGACCGACACGGACTTCACCAACGAGATCATCGCCTACTTCGGGCGGCCGGATCTCGCCGGGATGTTCGGCCTCCGCTCGGCGTTCGCCACCCGCGTCAGCACCGAGCGGTACGTCGAGTACGACCAGACGCTCTTCACCGGCGTGGCCCGCGGCACCATGGTCTGGCACTCCGTCGGCGACTCGTCGACCGCCGGCGCCGTGGTCGCCATCAAGGGCAACTCCTGATCCAGTCGTCCGGCGTCGCTCACCTGATCCATCCTCCTGACGGAGACCCGTCCCGATGAACCGCCTCGAGAACAGCAAGACGCTCGCCAGCCTGTCGGACGACATCACCACGTCGGCCACGCACAGCCACGAGATCGACACCCTCGGGTACAAGTACGCGTCCATCGACGTGTGCTTCGAGAAGGTCGCCGCCGCCGGCACCAACTCGGCCGTGGCCCTGGTGCTCAAGCTCCAGCAGGGAGACAGCACGTCGAGCTACGCGGATGTGACCGGCTACGTCGGTGGCACGTCGTTCACGATCCCGACGCCGGCGAACACGAGCGCCGACACCGTCGTGCGGTTCGACGTCGACCTCCGCGGCAAGAAGCGGTACCTCAAGGTGCTCGCCACCGGCAACGCGACCGGCTCGGTCTACAGCGTCGCCCGGCTTGGCAAGCCCGAGGACGGGCCGGACACCGCCTCCGAGAAGGGCGCGTCGGTCGCCGTGGTCGGCTGACAACTTGACGCGCCTGCGACGTTCACGCCCAAGCGGGCGGCGGGTTGCCCCCGCCGCCCGTTTCGCGTTTTCAGGGAGGCCGCATGCTGGTCAAGGTGGGCGAGACCCAGGTCGACATTCGCGTGCACGCCGTGCTGTCCATGCCACGGCTGTCGTTCACCAGCAATCACTTTGGCTGGTGGAAGGCACTGGTGCCGCTGGGGATCGAGCCCACGATGGGCACCGGGGCGTTCTGGTCGCAGGTCAACACGCGGATCTTCGAGCAGGTCATCGACGACTACGAGTACATCCTCACGCTCGACTACGACTCCTTCGTGCTTCGGCAGGACATCGAGCAGCTCTTCGCCATGGCCATGACGTTCGGCTGCGACGCGCTCGCACCGATCCAGACCAAGCGCGAGGACGGCAGGCCGATGTTCACCATGCTCGGCACGCTCGACGATCCGCCGGCGGACGGCACCAACCACGTGCCGCGGGAGTGGTTCGGCGAGCCCGTTCAGGAGGTGGACGCCGCCCACTTCGGCTGCACCGTGATCTCGACCCGGGCACTCAAGCGGTGCCTCAAGCCCTGGTTCTGGTCGCAGCCCGACCCGGACGGCAGTTGGAACGACGGGCGAGTCGACGACGACATCTACTTCTGGAGGCAGTGGAAGCGGTCAGGCAACCGCTGTTTCGTCACGCCGCGAGTGGTCATCGGACACGGCGAGTACGTGATCACATACCCGGGCAAGGATCTCGCAACGCCGGTGTACCAGTACACGACCGAGTTCAACGGCACCGGCAAGAAGCCCGACGACATCTGGAGGGTCGGCTGATGCCGCAGACAGTGCGAATCGTCAAGGGGTTCCAGCGATTCATCAAGGGCCAGCTCGTCACCGTTGGCGGCGGCGTGGCCGACTTGTGGATCAAGCAGGGCCGGGCCGCGCCGGTGCAGCAGTCGCCGGCACCCGCCGTGATCGAGACGGCCGCCGTCGACGCGGTCGTCGAGACTGCCGACAGGACACCACGCCGGAGGCGCCGATCATGAAGTACCGCAGCCTGACGAAGGCCTCCGGCCCTGTCGTCGAGCCGGTGAGCGTGGCAGACGCCAAGCTGCATCTGCGCGTCGACTCCGAGGCCGACGACACGTACATCGCAGCGCTCGTCTCAGCCGCCCGCGAGTGGTGCGAGACGTACACCGAGCGTACGTTCGTCCACACGCAGTACGTGATGACGTTCGACACGTTCCCGTGGGAGATCGAGCTGCCGCGCCCGCCGGTGGCGACGGCTGCCGGGAACACGGCCACCACGATCACGTACGGCCTCGAGGGCGGCGGCACCGCCACGCTCGCAGCCTCCGAGTACCGCGTAGATCGCACGTCCGAGCCGGGCGTGATCCGGACGGTGTACGCCGGCACCTGGCCGTCGCACCTGCTGGACCGCAACTCGGTCTCTGTGACCTGGTGGGCCGGCTACGGCGAGGACGGCACGAAGGTTCCCAAGGTCGTCCGCTCGGCCATCCTCATGCTGGTGGCTCACTGGTACGACCGCGGCCGATCCGGCGTCCTGACCGGCACCGTGTCCAAGGAAGTCGAGTTCGGCGTAAATGCGCTGCTGGACTCGATCAAATGGGGGGCCTACCAGTGATCGACCCTGGCCAGCTCCGCGAGCGAGTCACCGTGCAGATCGCCACGGGAGCGACCAACTCCCTCGGTGAGACCGTGCTCACGTGGGCCGACTCGTCATCTGTCTGGGCCAGCGTCGAGGGAGTGTCGGCCAGCGAGGCCCTGAGCAACGGCCAGCAGGAGACCGTGCTGACCCACAGGGTCAAGCTCCGCTACCTGTCTGGCCTCACGCAGGACATGCGGTTTTCCTGGCGCTCTCGCACGCTGGAGATCGTGTCCCTGCTCGAGCGGCACAACCGCAGCGTCCACGAGGCGATCTGCCAGGAAACGACATGAGCAGCGGCATCGACATCAAGGTCGAGTTTCCTGACCTGCGGGACATCCAGCAGGGCTTCAGGAACCTCCGCCCGAGCCTCGCCAGAAAGCACATGGGCGCGGCCATTCGTCGCAGCCTTGACCCTGGCTTGGAGGCTCTGCGTGGCAACGTGGCCAAGGGCCCGACCGGCAACCTGCGGCGCGCCATCACGAGCAAGGTGAAGACCTACAAGAGCGGGAACGCGGTCGGGCTCGTCGGCTTTGTCGCCGCCGGCAGCGGCAAGTCGAAGTCGGCAGCTGGCGGCAGGGTCAAAGCCGGCAAGGACCGGGCGTTCCATGCCGGCTTCCTCGAGTTCGGCACGCGTGAGCGCGTCATCAAGACCTCGTCGATGAGAGGCGGCGCGTCGATTGCGTCCAGCTTCAAGTCGCTCGGAAAGTTCACCATCAAGCAGGCGTCCAAGCGACAGCAGGCCGCTGGGTTCGTGCGTGTCACGACCAACCCGAAGTACCCGCGGGCGTTCTTCAAGAAGGCCAAGAAGGGCGAGGTGCTCAACCTCGGCGAAATGCCCATCGGCGGGTCGTTCGGCCAGCCTCCGGTCAAGACTGCCTACCTGGAGTCGATCTCACAGATGCGCAGCGGCCTCCGCCTGGAGATGATCAAGGCCCTCCAGAACGCCATCAAGGAAACGCTCACGGCGCCACAGAGGAAGAAATGAAGGCACCAGACGTGGTCCTGAGAAACGCCCTTCTGGCCGA